GGTGGAGGCGGCGGCGGTGGTGGTGTCGGTAGAACAACTGATACTGCTGGCGGAAACCCAGGTTCTGGTGGTGGTGGATCTGGTGGTCACGAAGAAGGAAGAGGTGGTAGAAGAGGTCTTTCTGCTATCAGAAGTCAATATTTTGAAGATCCAACAAATGAAGCTAATAACAATAATGGTAATGGATATATTCAAGCAATTATGGTAGAAGACAAAAGTTACTGGACTTCTGGTGGTGGAGGAGGCGGTTGTGGTGGTCAAACAACCGTTGAAGTAGATGGATCTGTATTTTCTGGTGAAAGTAATGTCACTGTTACTGTTGGATCTGGTGGCGATGGTGTAGCTCAAGGTGGTGTATCATCTGGAAATGCAGATGATGGAGTAGTTACCATTAAATGGCAAACAATTACTGGTTATGAGGGTGGAGTAACATCTATATCCATTGGTGATGTTTTCATTGCTGGTTCTGGAAGTCAGGATAATGGTGTAAACTTCTATGCATCTGGAACTGGATCTAATTCCACTAATGGTTTTAAACTGCCAACTACACAGGTTCCAACTATTGTATTTGAAGGAGGTGGCGGTGGATCTGGCGCTGCTGCAACAGCAACTGTTTCTGGAAATAAAATTTCTGGTATTTCTCTGACAAATAGTGGTAGTGGATACACACAAGCACCTAGAGTTCGTATCTTGCATGGTGCTGGTGTTAAAAACTATGCTACAGTTGGATTTGATCCAGAAACTGGTCAACTTGAAGGTCTAACACTTCAGAGTAGTGAAGTACCAACTACATATTTGAAGTTTGGTGGAACACAAGCTAATAGATTTGTTGTGACAGATACTGTTGATGCATCCGATATCAAGAGAGTTACTGTTAAAGCAGCACGAGGTAATAACATTAACGGTGGAGAAACACCTGATGGAACTAGTGATCAACTCTTGCTGTATTATAACTTGGATGAGACTTTGAATTTCCCAAATTCTCAGTTTGCTGGTGTTTTGGTTCCTATTCCAACTTCAGCTGAACTCAATTCAAATTATGATGGCGATGGTAGTGGTGACAATGCAACTAATTGGTATACTTATGGTATTGATCTTCCCGAAGCGGCAAAGAAAGAAAATGTTCGTTTCCAGATAAGACAAAATAGATCTACTCCTAGTAGCTCAAATGATAATGCTTCTAATACTGATAACTATGGAATTATTGAGATTACATATGAAAATGATTTAACAACTCAGGTTGTATTTGTAGCATCAGATGGTAAAATTCCCATTGCTAATGATAAACAGCAGTATTCTGTTCAAGGGGAACTTGGTTCCACATACACATCAGGTATTTTTGCTAATGACTTGACATTAACGTTATCATCTGCTGTTCCTATTGTTCCTGAAGCAACTCTTGATCCAGATATTAAGGTTCCACTGATCGAACCATATATGTTGGTCAAGCATTTAATTAAGGCATACTAAATACAACTAGCACTTAGTATAATTTCGCCTCTCATGGGTATTGTCGCAGACGCTAACGTCCCAAATTTAGTAATTCAATTAAGTTTGTTGGATCGTGCCATTGTATATGGTGGACTGATGAAAACTGTTCCTGATACTTATTGGGAAGAAACAGTTCGTCCACAAATCTATCCCCTTTGGGATACTGAGAAAGATCGTCTCGTTGAATTTACTTGGTATGATAACAATACTTATCATTGTATCAGAAGAAAGTTTATTAAAAACTTTAAAACTGGTCAATATGAGTGGAGAGACTATGAGATGGAGCAGTCTGATGTTGAAGCTGCTCGAACTTTAGCGGAATTTTTAAAAGATACTTTCGTTAATATTGAAAGACTTCAAAATGCAGAGTTCCAAGAAGAACTTGGACGTATGTATGGTGAAGTTAGAAGTGAGAGTTGGATGACAATCAGACTTGCTCGCAACTTCTTATTGCAAGAGTGTGATTATATTTTCTGTTCAGATGTCACTGTATCTGAAGAGATGAAAGCAATGTATGTTTTATATCGTCAAAAACTAAGAGATCTTCCTCAGACATATTCTAATGCTGATCCAAAATCAGTTAGATTTCCATTGTCTCCATATGCATATCAAAATGCATATAAACCAGCAAATCCAGATAATGGATACCTAGAGACAGAAGATCAGTGGAATGCATTGTCTTCATTCTTCCTATCCAAATTTACAGAAAAAATGGCAGCATATCTCTCAGTTAGAGATGTTTCTGACCATTTCTATATGCACAATTACATTCAAGCAATGAAAGAAACTCCAGTTGGGGATGGCGGTGCAACTTGGGTAAGTGATCACGAAAACTTAGATTCTATTAAAGCAAAACTAGATGAACTGTTGGATACTCTTGATGGAGGTGCGGCATGATTACTACGATTGATAGTATTTCTGTATATGAATTGGCAGGCAGTCACTGTGCAATGAACAATGTGTTCTTGTTGTACTTTGAAAATACAAAATTTTCTGGATTTAGTGCTGAAAAGAAACAAGCATGTTTAGATTTCTACGCTGATTTTGTTCCCGAGGATATTATTTCTATCATGGGGGCAGAAAGGGATTGTGCTATTGAGTATAGTAGCGAAGAAGTTGCAATTTTAAATGCATCCGAATGGTTCCCACCAAAAGCATATTGCAGCGATCCTGATTTTTATTTTAGAGTATTGGTATTTGATAATAACGCAAATATTGTATTTGAGAATTTAGATCCTAGAGAAGAGGAGACTTGACAGTAGGTTGACCCCTGTGCTATGGTAGCAGAGCACCAGTCGGGCACCCATGCTTGAATTTTGTTATGAACTCCCTTATGAGGACCTTGACTTCACAGACGCAGAGACTCGCAAACTTTATCGTATTGGAAGGGGAGAGCAAGGAGTGCTACTGGTACGCCCTTACACTAACGACATATGCGCTCATTGGCGGTTCGTAGATGAAGAAACGGCTACTACATCTTCTAATAAAATATACGAAATGTTCTGTGAGTATAAACGACGGAATGATTTCGTTGGGATGGACATGGCAAGGAAATTCCTTGAGATGGGATTCACTCGTGCCAGACGGTATGCCAATCACTCTTCGGGACGCAAATATGCAGAAGATGGGAGTGTATCTACCTGTGAGGAAGATTGCCTCACGAATGTGAAGGCACTGGCAGCACAAATCTTTAAAAAAATGCGAGATCTCGCAGCATATGACCCTGAATACCAACAACTTCGTAAACAATGGAGATCTAATGAAAGTTCCTACGCAACCAGAGTTGACGCACTTGCAGCTACAAGCAATGTTACGCGATCACGATATTCCAGACAGCGAGCTAATGTATCTCGGTGATCGTGTCTATCCAGAAGACTATCAGGCACATCCAGAGTATCATGGGCAGGTCATGCCATGGTATCTTGTAGGTGGTGAGCATGAGGTGCCTGTCTGTGACATCGCATCGGTTGATCGAGTGGATGATGACGATGTTGTCCCAGAAAATGATGGATGGGGACCACAAGAATGATCCATGAGTTTCAAGCACCATTTGTATTTTATACGCAAGTAAAAAATCACAGTGAGATAAAAGAAATTCTTCTTCCAGAAATTACAAATCAATCTGAAAAAGATCCAAATCTCACTGAAATAAATGGTGCTATAACTTCTTATTATGATAAAGTATCTGAGATTATTTCTGATGTGGTTTTAGATAGTATTGTCTGGAACCCATTGCAGTTAATGTTGGACGCAAAAGGTTTGCCTAAAAAAGAATGTAGTCTCGATAGATTGTGGTGGAATAACTATAAACCAGGCGGGAATACTCAAATACATCAGCATCATAAATCGGATTGGTCTGGCATTTACATCTTACACTTAGAAGGGAAGAATACCACAACATTTTATTCTTTGTATGGTGATGCTCCAAACTCTGGATATATGCATCAAATAAAAACTTTTGATGAATTGACGGAAGGATATGTTATGATTTTTCCTGGATTTTTGCAACACCGTGCAAAAGAATGTTCTGGCAATCGAGTGATTATATCATTTGATGTTGTCGAACGATCGAGTGGACGATGATGATACTGTCCCTGAAAACAACGGTTGGGGTCCATCTGAGGTATAATAATGGAGTAGTGATCTCCCAGTTATTATGAGGCATTTCTGGACGACTTGCTTTGCTGTTGCTGCAGCAGGTTTAATTGCTGTAGTGATACCAAACGAATTTTCTGAGACTGCCATGGCATTTGTTGATCTTGTTCACAGTCCTGCTAAAGCACGAGATGGAGAACAATATTAAGATAGTATGAGGATATACAGATATCCTGACAAAACCATCTAAAATACATTGAACCACGCTAAACTAACATGGATTGGGACAACCTCACTAAACACGAGAAACGCAAAGATGCTTTCTACATCTTTTATGAGAGTGTTCTCAAACCAGATCATGAGCTACGTCAGGACGCACATGAGCAGAAATGCTATCATGAGTTGTTAGAATGGCGTGGTGAGATCATTGCTTACCTTGACCGCCGCCGTAACGAGGAGTTTAATTCGTGACTATTGAAGGACGCCCATTTTTCGCCAATCCTGATAAGACCTATGAAAAGCAACGCCAAGATCGTATGCAGGATGCTATCGATGATTACCTCCAAGATGACAAAGTATCGAGCAGACAAGCATATGAAGAGATGCTATCTTGCATCGATGATGTAGTAAAATACCACGAGAAAGCATATTGTCGTGCTCGTGAACTTTATAGTCTCATGATGGGTCACCGTGAAGTTGACCTTGATGATCTTGCTAAGAAGTGGCAGTATGATAAACTACCCGAGCGTTTCTGATGAACGAGAAAGAGCGTCTGCTACTATCTCTACAACATCTAAATAACATCATCAATTTGATACAGGACAACCAATACAAGCAATTTTTGTATGGTAAACTGATATCAGTTGAAGTAGAACTCCAACGACAACTCACCAACATTACTTACCATGAGCGAAGAAGAATTCAAGGAAGCGATGACGAACGTCTTGCGGATGCAGAACAATAACGATGCAAACTTTCAGATCTTGCAGCATCAAATTGATAAACTGCAACAACAGATTTCAGATCTTGTTGAATTGAAAGATGCATTCCGTCTACCCAACGGTAATAAAATCAACTAAAGATTGATGGAGTTTGAACTTCTCCAACCTGTGACATATGGGCATGTTACAGGTTATATCTCTTTCATTAGCGAGT